CATCGGAGCATACCTCAATTATCAAAACTTGGCACCAGTCCTCAAATACACCACCACCCAACGCGACGAACGTGGCAACGTGGTAGGACTCAGCATTCCGACAGAAAAATTACGGAACGAAGCCAAAATCCTCCAATTGACCTACAAAAACATGCTTGATACGGAACTCAAAGTCCTCCGAGGCAAAGCCAAAGGACTCTCCGAAAGCATGGCTTTCGCCAAAGCAATGGCTGAAGTCAAACGACACAATGCTATTTCCGACAATGACGCCCTCCAAGAGACCCTTGAAAACGTCGTCAGCAAATGGCCGCAATTGCTCTACCTCACACAGACCGAACTAGCAGAGCAAATCAAAACAGCTCTCAAGAGCATTGGAGCCAGCAATTACGACGATAATACCTGTGATTTCATGGCCGAAGGCATCCTCCGAGTTGCCCACAACGCCTACACAGACCGTGTTAATAAACTCGTCAGCTTATCCGGTGTCGAACTGTGCCAAGAATGCGACCAATTCGAAGCATTCCAAAACGCAATCACACCGTTTTTCATGACTCTAGATGAGAATGTTAAACGAGAGATGGACGTTTACGTCGACCTCTACGAAGCATTCCGTCAGATTCATAGCCTAGCCGGTCAAAACGGGAACAATGAACTGCGTGTAGAAGCCGCTCGTTACCTGTCCGACCTCTCAGGCGTAATCAAAGGCGAAATCCAAACTGACATCGAGCTAGTCCGCGAAGCCCAAGAATTCTTGGCTATCTTCGTAGAAACTAATCTCGCCGGTCACGAATGGAAAGTCTCCAATACTCCTCGCCACACCGTCAATGGTGACGTGCCCGAGATGGCTGAAAAAGCTCGTCAAGGTTACGCCCCCTCCAAAGACGCAAGCGGCGAATGGGGAGACCCAGCCCCGGTAAGCGATGGAAAATCTTATCAAAACGGACTCGCGGGTGAAATGCGTGCTAATTCATGGGGCAACGTCTCCAGTAATGAAACATGGCCCTCGCTATCCAACCCTTACATTCCCAAGCCCTTCGGTGACTACACCATGAAAGGCGAACAAGGAGCTGATAAGGCCGATGATGCAACCGTTGGTTTCCAGTCCAAGGACACTTGGCCAAACCTCCAAAACCCATACGTTCCGACTGCCGTAACACCGCAGACCTACCAAATGAACGGTGGAAAAGAGCAAGACCTCGTAGTCGACAAGTAAACCAAAGGAGTACCCATGAGACTATTAGTCGAACACTTAAATAAACCCGGTACCCTCTACACAGACGACTATCTGTTGTACGACGGCGGCTACATGTCGCTGAACGAGATGGACCTGCACGAAGGTACCGATAGTCTCGGGAACAAAACTGTCCGCTTCAAAGGCTTACTACAAGCAGCTGAACAAGTGAACAAAAACAAGAGACTATACAAGTTTGACGTTCTCGACGAGAACGTAAAACGATTAAAAGAAACAATCGATAACGGTGGACTACTCGGTGAACTAGACCACCCAACCGATTCCATAGTTCACTTCGCCAACGCTTCCCACAAAATCACCAAACTCTGGTGGGACAACAAAAAGCTCATGGGCGAAGGTATCATCCTCAACACCCCAAACGGTGCAATCCTCAAAGCTCTTATTAATCAAGGATGCCGGATTGGAATGTCCTCTCGCGGTGTTGGTAATGGCAAGGTCAACGAAGAAGGCATTTTAGTAATTGGTGAATCGTACAAGCTCATTACTTTTGATGCTGTCGCGGACCCCAGCACTTACCAAGCCTATCAAGAGGAGATCGTTGATACCATAAAGAAAGAAAGTATTGAAGAAAACCACACGAAAACCGAAGCCAGCAGCATACATACGATTAATGAAAAGTTGGTATTAGCCTGCCTGTCTGGCATTATCAAAAACAAAACTCAGGAAATAAAAGCGAGGTTTTAAGATGAATCAAAGACTACTTGAGGCACTACAATCCCTTCTGCCAGAAGACAAGGTAGAAGCCATTTCAGCCGCTATCAACGAAGCCCTCGAAGACGCCAAAAGCGAAATCGAAACCGAAGCGACAGCGAAACTAGAAGAGGCTTATGCCAACCTAGCCCAACAACTTGAAGAAGCCGAAGGCACCGCCGAGACAGGTTACCAAGAAGCCTACGCGATGATCACTGATCTTCGCAACCGTCTCGACACCCAAAAGGCCGAATTCGAAGCAGCTATGGAAGAAGGCTACGAAGAAGCATACCAAATGCTCCAACAAGAAAAATCCAAAGCCGACAACATCGAAGTCGAAATGTACGGCGAATATGATAAGAAACTATCCGAGATGAAGGAATACATCGTTGACAAGGTTGACGAGTTCCTCAAAGTCAAAGGACAGGAAATCTATCAGCAAGCCCGCCGCGACATCGTGAACGACCCCCGATTGGCCGAACACAAAGTTGCTCTCTCAAAGATCGTCGACATCGTCAGCGATTACATCACCGATGATGACGCCGTATCAGCTACCAGCAGCAAGCTCGAAGAAGCACGCAAAACGCTGGACGAGATCGAAGGCCAAAAGCGGATTCTCGAAGCCCGCAATATTCGCCTCTCGACCGAAAATAACAAACTCAACGACGCAGTTCGCACACTAAACGAACAAGTCAAAGTGAGTAAGGACCATGTCCTAACCGAATCAAAGAAAGCACAGACCGAAAAAGCAAAGAATGTACAGGGGCGTGGAGAGAAGGTACTCGATCCCAAGACCACCAAAGTGATTGTTGAAGCCGCTAAGGAACAGGTCCAGACCGAGGATGCCATCAACGAGACCGCAGACGCCGAACTAAAGGCCATGCAAGTCCTCGCGGGTGTGCGTAAAGCTGACTAACAAACCAAACAATAAAACTCATTAAGGAGTAAACTATGAACGCTAATGCAAGATTCCTGAATGAGGCCAAGGAACTCGAAGGCCGCTGGTCTCAAACTGGTTTGCTGGAAGGCATTGATAACCGCTACGAACGCTCATGTGCGGCAGTGCTTTTGGAAAATCAGAGACTCATCAACGAGACAATGACCGATACCTCGGACATTTCTCAATTCAAACGAATCAGTATTCCATTGGTTCGCCGCATCTACCCGCAGTTGATCGCTAACAAGATCGTTAGTGTTCAACCGTTGCTAGGTCCGACCGGATTGGTGTATTACCTCCGCTTCCGTTACAGCACCAATAAGGGCAGTGTCCGTGGTGCCGATAACAATGGTGGATTCCCCGGCGACGACGCCAACAGCTTGATGCAACGTGCTTCCGGCGATGCCAACTTAAACATTTGGTATTCCAGCCAGTACGTTGAAAACGAAACCGGACAAGTAAGCCCCGGTGGAGCAGGACTCGTATACGCATACGCAGCCCTCGAACACACCCCCGTCATGGCCGGAACGATCACCGGCACGATTTATGATGGGGCAGTTGCTATCCAGACTTTCGTGATCGCACAAGCCGGTGGAGTTACTGTTACCGATCTTGTTGCTCCACCAGCAGCCGCTAGGGTTTTAGCTGCTGGAAGCGGTATCAACCTAACAACTGGTGTTGTAACTTTCACATGGAACGCCGATCCAGGTGCAAACAACTTTGTTATCTCCTACGAGTATAACATGGAATGCAACCAGGATCTTCCCGAAATCAACCTCGTGATCGAGTCCGAAGACATTGCGGCCAAGACCCGCAAGCTGAAGGCTGTTTGGTCATACGAAGCACAGCAAGACCTCCGCAGCCAGCACAATCTGGATGCCGAAGCCGAACTGACCGCCGTGTTGGCTCAGGAAATCAACCTGGAAATCGACCGTGAAATCCTCACCGACCTCCGCAACAATGCAGGCACGGTCGCTGCATGGGACTTCAATACTGCCTTGGGTGATACGATCAAGGAAAAGTATGAATCGTTGTATGTGAAGATCGTCGAAGTTTCGAACGTCGTTCACCGCAAGACGTTGCGTGGTGGTTGCAACTGGATCGTGACTTCTCCTGAAGTCGCCTCGATCTTTGAGACCGCTACCGCTGGTTTCGCTCCCAATCCGAGTGACACCTTCACGTCAAGCCTCGGCATTCAGTATGTCGGAACGATCAACAGCCGTTGGCGTCTGTATAAAGACCCGTTGTTCCCGACGTCGCAAATCGTCATGGGTTACAAGGGGGATTCG